CTCGTCGCCAAGGGCTTCAAGGACTGGAAGACCCTCACCGACGAGTGCGAGCGCATCCGCGCCGACGTGCCAGTGCTGAAGAAGATCTCCGGCGACACGAAGGACTTCAGGGACAGGATTCTCCGCGTCTCAGCGACCAAGCTTCAGATGTCCGTTCCAGACGATGCCGCCTGAGACCCTGAAGCTGTACGAAGAGGTGCCGAAGGCTGCTGTTGAGCGCGAGCCGGCGCTCAACATCAACCGCGCCTGCACGCGGTGTGAGCTTGGAAGCGCGTGCGACGACAACGGCACCCCAGACGCCAAGAACCGCTGCATCCCAGCTGACGGCGGTGCTGGTGACCTCGGCGACCTGCTCATTGTTGGAGAGGGCATCGGCAAGGAGGAGGACAAGCAGGGTGCTCCATTCGTTAGCAAGGTGGGCACGTACTTGCGCGGGATGGTTGCGAAGCTCTGGCAGGGGAAGGTCGTGTGGGACACGGCTGTGCGCTGTTACGCGGGCGGCAAGGAATTCAAGCACGAGCAGGCAGACGCCTGCCGCGGGTACCTCGCCGGCACCATCGACGAGGTGAAGCCCACGCGGATCATCTCCCTCGGGTCGCAGGCGTCGTACACGCTCCTTGGGCGCAACGTCCCCCCGTTCTCGACACGCCGTGGCTGGGGGTGGTTGGCCAACAACGGGAACCCAATCCCGGTCTTTTTCCTGCTGCCGCCCGGAGCAGCGCTGCGGAACGTCTTCGTGCAGCGTTGGTTCGAGGCTGACCTCAAGTGGGCACTGACCTTCAACCCGCCCAAGCCTCCGTGGGACTTGCCTGTGCAGGTGATCTCTTCGCTTGAAGAGTCTCAAGCCGCGTGCGCTCAGCTGAGGCTGAGCGAGTGGATCGCGTTCGACGTTGAGACGGCTGGGCGCATGTACGACCCGGACTTCAAGATGCTGTCCATCAGCATCGCCAACTCCGAGGCAGATCTCTGCTTCGCTTGGGATGCGGGTGGCCTGCTCAACTACTTCGACCCCGTGAAGGACTTGCTCAAGGACTCGACGGTCAAGAAGGTCGGCCAGAACCTGAAGTACGACCTCGCGACGATCAGAGAGGCGATGGGGTTCTGGGTTGAGGGCATTCATGGGGACACGCGGCTCTGGCGCAAGCTGATTGACCCAGAGGCAGAGGCCAACCTCGCCACGATGGGCGAGCTGATCGGAATGGGCGGCCACAAAGAAGAGGCCGACAAGTTCATCCGCGACTACGTGTCCAAGTTCAAGCGCGCGCAGACTGCTGCCGCGAAGAGCGCCAAGGCTGTTGCCGCCAATCCGCAGGGCACGTTGATCCCCAACGTCACGCTGGACCAGGACGCGGAGATGCGCCTTGGCAGCGGTGACCCCTACGCCCACGCTTATGCAGCTGTCCCGCGCGAAGTGCTGCTCCGCTACAACGGGCGCGACTCTGTGGTCACTGCGATTCTCGGCAACGTGCTCGAAGCCCAGATCGCAGCTGAGCCGAACATTCAGGGCATCTGGGACAAGGTGGTTGGGCCGGCTTCACATGCTATCGCTCGTGTAGAGCGATGGGGCGTCCCGTGTTCGAAGGACGCGCTGAACGCTTTCAAAGGGCAGCTGGACATCAACCTCTCCGGCGTGGAGAAGCGCCTCGCGCTCCACGGGAACATCAACTGGGGATCCACGCTCCAGCTGCGGAAGTTCTTGTACGAGACGCTCGGCCTCGCTGTGCCTGACGGAGCGCTGACTGACTCCGGGCTCCCTTCTACCGATGAGTCCACGTTGAAGCTGCTGAAGGCGCAGCACACGGTGGCTGGTGACATCCTCGACTTCCGGTTCCTGAACAAGATGAAGGGGACCTACGCCGAAGGGATGATGGAGCACGTTCGGGCTGATGGGCGTGTTCACGGGAGCATCAATCTCGACGGAGCGCGCTCTGGCCGCACGTCGATGTCCGATCCGAACCTCCAGAACATCCCGCGCTCGAAGGACTCACTCGAAGGGAAGATGGCGAAGGACTGCTTCCGCACTGAGAAGGGCTTCAGCCTGGTGGAGTTCGACTACGGGCAGCTGGAGCTAGTCATTGCGGCGCTGCTCTCTGGCGATGAGGAGATGATCGCCATCTTCAGGTCGGGGCAGGACTACCACCTTCGCACTGCCCAGCTGATCTCGTACGTGTGGGGGAAGAAGCCGGAGGAGATCCTCCCAGATTCTCCAGAGCGGACTGCGGCGAAGTCCTTCAACTTCGGCATCCTCTACGGGATGTCCGATGCGAGCATTGCCCACAACGCTGGCATCTCCATCGACGAAGCCAAGAAGATCCGGGCAGCCATCTTCGGCAAGTTCAAGCGCCTCGCGGAGTGGGTCAAGGAGTCGCTGGCCTTCTCGAAGCGCACTGGTGAGGTCTGGACGACGTGGGATGGGCAGCCGGCGCGGCGCAGGTCGCTCTTTCGCATCGGGAACAGGGAGCAGAACGACGACAACGCGATGGCGGCGAAGGGCAACGCGGAGCGGTCTTCTTGGAACTCAAGAGTTCAAGGAACGGCGTCGGAATTCTGCATCGCTTCGCTGGTGCGGTGCGTCAGCCTGATTGAGAACGATGGTCTCCCCGCCGAGCTGGTTCTTCCTGTACACGACTCGTTGCTGTTCGTGGTTCCAGACGCGAACGTCAAGGACGTGGCGTACGAGGTGCGTGAGGCAATGACGAATTACGCGTGGCTTGGGACGGTGCCGCTGAAGGTCGACGTGAAGGCCGGCCCGTCGTGGGGGAGCCTCACGAAGTTGGCGCTCTGACGCACAAGTCTGAATGTCAGGGTGGTGTTGTAGAAGTTCACACGAGCGAGGCGAATCACATGGCGGCCCATCTTCAAGAAATAGAGGTCGAGCAGTACCTGAAGGACAGCGTGGACATCGAGCCCACCGCTCTTCAGGAAGAGTACGTCCGGGTGCCCGCGGACATCGCCTACTGGAACGAGCGGTACAGCGTGGCGCTGCGGGCTCACCTGATGGCGAAGATGGCGTTGGACCGCATCTACGCCGGACTCCAGATCGAGACGCGGGAGAAGCTCGCGCTTGAAGGCGGGAAGGTCACAGAGTCCACAGTCTCTGCCAACATCGAGCTGAACACTGCCTACCAGGCAGCTCGCCTTGAGCTGGTGACCGCGGAGGTCGAAGCCGCGCGCATCAAAGGCGTGAGCTACGCCGTGATTGCCAAGCGGGAGATGATTGTCTCCCTCGGTGCTCATCTTCGCATCGAACTCCAGCACGATCCCATCATCCGGGAGGCTATGCGCGCGAAGCGCATGGAGGCTGATTAGTGGGCCGCCCAATCACCTACCGCGAGCTGGAAAACGAGCTGGCGACGATCCGGGAGAAGATCAAGCTTCACCTCCCAGCTGACATCTCCTCGCAGGAGGAATGGCAGCGCAAAGCGGCGATTGAAATGATCATCACTGCTGAAACCCTTCTCATGACAGCCAGGCGTTTGAACAAGTCTGGCGCGCGAACCGATGGGCGCAATCTCGTCGGCGGTCAGGGTGCCGTTCACCCAGGCAAACCAAAGAGCAGCTGAAGGACAGGCCAAAAATGAGCAACCTCGTGAAGTACCAGCCGTACACCGAAGAAGATGCCACGCACGAAGCGGAAGACCTCGACAGGACAGCAGCAAACTTCCTGAAGCTCTCGGAGGGGCGTTCAGTCGTGCGCATCCTCCCCGCGCTGCCGGGGAAGGGGTACGGGCCGAACAAGAACTCTCCGTTCCGCACGGTCTTCACTCACTTCCTGCGCAAGCCGGGTGAGAAGGATGCGCTGACCTCGGCGTGCCCGAACAAGGAGGCGAACCAGCACTGCGTTGCGTGCGAGATCGCCAACAAGCTCAAGACCAGCGGCAACAAGGCAGATGCCAATCTCGCCTACGACTTCTTCGCGAAGCGCCGGGTGTACGTCTCGGTCATCGACCGCGAAGACCCGGAGAAGGGGGTGCAGGTGCTCGGGGTCGGCAAGACCGTGCATGAGGCGTTGGTGAAGATCCGCAAGGACGTTGACGCGGGCGGTGACTTCACTGACCCGGTGAACGGGTTCGACATCATCATCGAGCGCAAGGGCACCGGGAAGACGGACACCGAGTACACGGTGATGCCAGCCCGGAAGCAGTCGCCGTTGGGGAACATGGACTGGATCGACGAGCAGCCCGACCTCAACGTCTTCGCGAAGGTGAAGAAGGAGGAGATCGAGAAGTTCTTCTCCAAGGGCGACGACGATGCCCCACCTCGCGAGACCAAGACGGTGAATGAGCGCCCGAAGCAGCAGGCCCGCGCGCGCAACGCCGCTGACGACATCGAAGGGGACGTGCCGGTCTAAGAAGTAAAAGGGACCTCCTAGACCAACAGCGACCCACGCTCCTCTCCAGACAGGGGAGCGTGGGTCCTGTCTTCTGGAACACCCAAAACCATGACGACTACTAGCCAAGCTCTCGACAAGATCGTTGCCCGTGTGCGCGCCACTCTTGGCGTCGAATCTGCATTGCGCCTCAGCCAGGGGAACCGCGGAGAAGTGAAGGAGGTCATTCCGACCGGCATCAACGTGATCGACAGGTACCTGCTCGGGTGCGGTGGCCTAGCAGTCGGCCGCCTGATGGAGGTCTTCGGTCAAGAGGGCAGTGGCAAGACCTCGTTCGTGTGCCTCTGCCTCGCCGCCGCGCAGCGTGAGGGAGGGTGCGCCATCTACTGTGAGACGGAGTTCGCCTTCTCGGAAGAGCGCGCCGTGACCTTTGGGGTGGACCCAGAGCAGCTCGTCCTGCTTCAGCCGAACAACCTCGAAGAGACCTACGACGCGCAAGTCGCCGCGCTGAAGGCCATCCCGAGCGGCGTCGGCCCGAACCTGCTCGTCTGGGACAGCATCGCTGCCACACCACCGAAGGCAGAGCAGGAGGGTGAGGCTAGTGACATCGCGATGGGGCAGCGCTCGCGCCTCATCAATAAGCTGTGCCGGAACATCCCAGCGCTCGCTGCTGAGAAGCGCTGCGCGATCATCTACGTGAACCAGATTCGCCAGGCCATTGGGGTCACGTTCGGAAACCCAGAAGTCACGCCAGGCGGGCCGTCAGTGAAGTTCTTTGCCACTCACCGCATCAGGCTCGGGGCTGGGAAGCCCGTGAAGGACGGCTCCACCGAGATCGGCAAGGACATCGAGTTCGTGATGAAGAAGAACAAGCTCGCCCCGCCGCACCGCAAGTCTGAGATTCGCCTCAACTTCGCGGAGGGGTGGGAGGAGCAGTGGAGCACCATCGCTCATGCCAAGGACATGGAGGAGATTTCGCAGGACACGAAGACCTCTGCCAAAGCGTACGAGCAAGCGATGACCGCGCTGAAGTGGGCAAAGGGGGATCCAGCGTGAAGGCCGGAACCAAGTACGACGCCGGGAAGAGCCGCGTAGATCTCCTACCGCCGCGAGCGCTGTTGTCTGTTGGCGATGTGCTCGCGTTCGGGGCGCTGAAGTACGCCCCAGACAACTGGCGCAAAGTCCCAGGATGGCGCTGGCGGTACGTTGGCGCTGCGTCTAGGCACCTTCTTGCGTACATGTGCGGCGAGCGCTTCGACCAGCAGTCCAAGCTGCCGACGCTGGCGCACGCCGCCTGCTGCATTCTCTTCACTCTGGAGTTGGACATCTTGAAGGACTCTCACGGCGACGAGGCCGAG